TGCATTAGCTCCACTGTACCTGTTGGCTGGGATTCTTGTTCGATCTTCTTCAACAACATTTCCTTCGCCTGTAAACCGCCCTCAATCATTAAAATAGTTCTATTAGCTTCAGCTAAAACTTTTTCTGCTTGTTCTTTTGTTTTAACTTGTCTTGCTAATTCTTCTTTCCATTCAAGAATTTGTTTTTGAATAATGTTTTTCATAATTTAGACTATAGTGTAAGTTTCACCAGAACCAATAGTAACAGTAACACCACTTGCAATTTCTATTGGCCCTGCACTCATGGCATTTTTGTTGTTTCCTACAGTATAGTCTGAACTTATCGTTTGAGTATTTTCATAAGCAGCCCCACCAGCTACAGTTGCAGAAATATTTGTTAAATTAGCTCCACTGACTGCTGGCAACGTAGATGGAAAACGTGCATCAGGGATTGTTCCAGATGATAGATTACTTGCATTTAAAGAAGATCCAGTAATATATCCAGCACCGTTTGTGATTGCGTTGTTATTAAGAGATATGTTTGCTGACCCATCAAAGCTAACCCCTGCAATAGTCCTTGCAGTTTCAAGGGCTGTCGCTGTGTCCTGATTGAGTGTGCCTACAACAAAATCTAATGTTCCGTCACCGTCTTGATAAGTAACTGAAATTCCTGTCTCAGTATTACCAGTGACCATCCCTCCGACAATATCTTGGACTTGCTCATTAGTTAAAGTCGCAGTTATAAAGCCTGCTCCATTTGTTAATTGATTTGTATTAGTGACATTAGTTGCCCCTGTAGCAATTCCATCTAATTTATTTTTGAGTGTTGTTGTGAAATTATTATCTGTTTGACTGGCAACAACAAAATCAAGAGTTCCGTCAGAATCTTGATAAGTTACTGTTATACCTGTTTCAGTGTTACCTGTAACCATGCCTCCAACAAAATCCTCTACTTGTTCCTCTGTAAGAGTTGAAGTAATATATCCAGCCCCATTTGTAAGTTGATTATTGTTAGTGACATTAGTAGCACTAGCAGCGATTCCATTTAATTTAGATAAAAGAGCATCAGTGAAAGCATTTGTATCACTATTAGATTCGTATGCAGTTTTGATCTCACTTGCAGATTGATCGGCTGTAGCACCATCTTCTACGTTAATTAATGTTCTTACATTTGATGCAGTTAATTGTTCAAGATTTCCACTACTGCTTGTTATTCTCCCTAAAATTCTTGATGTGTTAACATTTTGCATTTTTGCAAATGACACCACATCATTATCTATAGTGAATGTCCCACCTGAGTTCGATACTGTAATATCGCCTTTATCGCCATCATCAATCCCACCACCTGATATTTCAGCTACAGAATTATCATCTTTTTTTGTAAATAACTTGCCAGAATCTGTCCTGATAGCTATTTCACCAACTATTAAATCACTAGCACTTGGATCACTACCGCTACCAGTTTTTAATTTAATTGTATTTGGCATGAGCTTTTACCTCCTAGCTCTAATATGTTCCGCCATTAATATCAAAGCCAGAAGTCGATCCGTCCTCCAAAAATGTAACTAGATCACTTAATGCTACTTGTTTCATTGTTCCGTTATCGTTCATAACCATACGATCTGCTGTTGCAAGAGTAGTTGATGTTGCAGATGTTCCACCGTCCATGACGTTCAATTCAGCAGTCGTTACCGTTGCACCATCAAGAATTTGAACTTCAGCCTCTGATAAATCTGCTAAAGCGGCTGCTGTAGTTTGCCCCATAGTTGCAAGCTCTGTTAGTTTGTCTGAATGAGGTTCAACATCAGTTCCTATAACTAAGCCCAAAGCTGTTCTTGCTGCTGATGCTGAGGTTGCTCCAGTTCCACCATCAGATATTGCTAGTGTTCCAGTAATCGAACTTGCTGCAAGATCAACAGCGATTTCAGTTGACTCAATAACTAAACCACCATTTGATTTGAGATCAACGGATAAAGTATTTGCTGACTTATCTAAACCATCACCCGCTGTAATTTGACCAGCCCCAGAGAATTGAGAGAAAGCTAGGTTATTAGTCCCAACAACCGCTGATCCTTTGTCAGATGTGCAAACAAATCCATTATCAGCATTAATAGTACCTTTCTCCACAAAGGTGAACATACCAGCCGCATCAGACCCAGCAGCTAAGTCATCAGCCCTTGCTGGTGATGATCCGACTATGTAAATACCGTTCTCGGACGCACTAGACTGGTCTTTGACCAACACTCGATCATTTGTAGAAAGAGAAACTCCATCTAAAGTGTCACCATTATTTAGAGCAGTAGAGATTGTTATGTTCCCTGTAGTTGCTGCGACACAACTGGCTTTGACATCTAAACCTTGAGAAACACCGTCAACATACGACTTACTTGCCGCATCACCATCAGCTGTGGGCGTAGCTAAGTTTGTAATCTTTTGACTGTTTAGACTAACTGCCCCATCAGGAGCAGTAAATTCATTAAGCTTTAATAAATCCGCTGCAACTAAAGCTCTGAAAGTTGGGGCTGCATCTGAACCACTGGCAGGGCCTACTAAAGTTGTATTTGCTGCTCTTGTATCTGTCTTATTAAAAAACGCTCCAGCACCACCTACAGTAATGATTGAACTTGCAGATGGTGGGGTTGATCCATTATCACCAAAACCATAATATAATTTTAAATCCGCTTCATTAAATGCCAATTCTGATGGAGATAAGCTAGATGGTGCTCCAGCAGATCCGCTGGCTGCTCTTTTTTTAATTCTTATAGTATTAGACATGATCTAAAAATTACCTCCATTAACAAGTGTGAGTTTGGTTGTCGTTGTATCTGCTTTAAATGTATCAGAAGATGAGTCGTAGTAAATAATAGAATCATTTACTTTGTTAGAACCATCAAACGTAAAACCAGCAGCGGCTGGGCCTTGTGGCCCTACTGTGGTGATTTCAACTGTGGTCACATCTGATACTTGACTTACAGTTACAGAATTAGGACTGCTCATGCGGTGTAACCTTCGCTTATATATAGTGTACCCTCTAAATAATAATTTTTGTCACCACTAGGTTCTGTTAATAAAACATCATATTTAAGTTCATTAGGACTAAAAGTTGCTGTTTGCGTGTCAGTAAGTTTAATATCTACTATTCCGCTTGTTCTATTCGTATAAGCAACAGTCCAATCCGCAAATTTTGTTGACCTATCCTCGTTGTAAACCTGAGCCGCAACAGTATATCCAGTCAAGTTTATTGCATCACCGTTTCCGTCTTTAAAAGTAAGCGTCAAAGGAAAATCAGCCCTGCGTTGCACTGTGAAATCTTTTTGGGCTGGATTGATTGCCATTAAACTGAAATCTCAAAAGCTGTTATTGAGGAAATTCCTCTTACTCTAAATGCACTATTATCATCAGATTCAGTTCTATTCATGTGAACAGTGCTAGAACTCCCGCCTCCAAAATATCCAAGCCTAATTCCGTAAGTAGTAGCACTTGTTGTCGCAGGGGAATCTATAAAATTATATGGAATAGTTCTTATTTCACCACCAAAACTATCAGCAAAAGCCGCTGACCCAACTGTTACTCTATTACCAGAAGAATCTCCAGCAGCAGTTGTTAATTTACTACCACCTTTAAATAAAGCTATAGCTATCACATCATTATCTTGAGCTAATGAGCAAACAACACTTGCCATTATTAAAACTTTATTTGAATTAGATTGAGGTGTGATTGAAACATTCAAACCAGTATCCCCAGAAAAAGTATTTATACTTAAACTTTCACTAAAAGTATTTTTTTTCACCGTTTGAACACACTGAATAATTCCCCCGCCTGTTGCTCCACTAGGTAAACCATTTACAGGAACTATTGAATTAACTTTAAGTTGGCTCATTGTAAAATCTCAATAACAGTAAAACTGGTAATATTGGCAGTACCAGTAAAAGTTGAACTACCATTCCCATTCTGGTGTACAGGAGTGTATGTAACGTTGCTTGTCGTATTTGGAGAGTGAAGAAAAGACCAAGCTACGACATGATTTATATTATTTCCTTCAAAAGATGTCATTGCGTTAGCACCGCTTAAAGTAGAACCTGTTCCACTATAAAGAACATCATATCTAGCTCTATTTGAGTTTACTTGACCTGTGCTACTAAACAAAAGTAAAAATTTACTTGATGCTGCCGTTGGTGTTAAAGTTTGATTTAACGCACTTGAAATTTGAACGTAACTGCTAGAAGTTGTTGAAATTTGACTTGTAGTAGAACCAAATTTTATTTGACCAATTCTGTCTAAATTATTTCCAGAAGTATCTAATAATTGATTTACTTTTAATGTACTCATGGCTTAGGATATTTGGCTTTTACTGCTGCAACGTGATCTTTCCATGTTGTCGTTCCATTAACAGAATCTTTGTACTGCATATCTAACTGGTCACCCACAGAAGCATAAATAGTGTCTGTTGTGCCAGCTTCCCCTGTTCTTTGTTTCTGATACAAAATCGCAGCAGCTTCAGCATCTAAAGTAGCTCTAGCTTCATTTATTTTGGTTTGGTCAAGAGAAATTGAGTTACCGCTTGCATCAAACGCTCCCGCACCATCATCAATAGTTACAGCGTTTGGATAAGCTTTGCGTATTGCTTGGTGATCTAATCCCATAGTTAGTTTTTAATTAGATTATACATGGAAGTAATCATGCTGACACCTCCATTACTGTTAAGGTAGAAATTGTTCTAGAAAAAGCTTCTTGGTTTCCATCATTGCCTGATCTATTTAAACAAGCACTACCTCCACTAGGTTCAACAGACATATGAAGTTGATATGTTGTGGCACTTGTTGTTGAAGGTGAATCTAAATACGTCATTGATTGTGAAGAATATCGGTTGCTTGCACTATGTCTTGCACAAAAAGCCATTACTGTTCTACTTCCAGCAGCATCTCCTTTTGCTCCGCTAATCTCACTTCCTCCTTTGAATAAATGAAATCTTGCAGCAAAGTCACCATTAGTGCAACTGGAACTTCCGACATGAGCCATTATTAAAATTTTGCTCGAACTTGAAGTGGGAGTTATCGTACAAGATAATCCTGTTACTGCGGCTGGACTACTTATAGCTGCTGTCGTTGTAAAAGTATCTGTTTTAATTGCTGGAACTACTTGAATTATTCCACCACCACCGCCTGTCGGTACTCCAGCAGTGGGAATTATTTTATTGACTTTTAAAGTACTCATAACTTCATATCCTTGAATTTATTATATACACTTTTATACTACAGTCCATGTTTCACCAGCATTAACTGTAACTGTTACTCCGTTTCCAATAGTAATAGGGCCAAAACTTCCAGCATTTTTGTTGTTAGTAATCTGATAATCCCCTGTGACAGTTTGATCGTTTTCCCAAAAAATTTCGTTTGTTCCATTACCCTCAGCACCGCCAGCCGCACCCCATGATAAAGTTCCAGAACCATCTGATACAAGTGCATAACCATTAACAGGAGAATCAGTAGCTGGAAGTGTTAAAGTTACATTACTTGAAATAGTTGCGGGAGCTTGTAAAGCAATAAAATGGCTGCTATCCGAATCAGCAAATCTTAAATCTGACTGAGCCTGTAAAGTTAAACCATTTTGGTCAAAAAATAATTTTTGAGTTCCAGAAAATGTGAGACCGATTTGATTACTGCCACTTCTAAAAAAACCAGTCGTACTGTCTCCAAAATGAACAGATGGTGCTGAGGCTGAAGCATTTGATAAACCCAAAACACCTGTCATAGTTCCACCAGCTATGGGCAAAAGACCTAAATTTGTTGAACTCACATTACCAAGAGTAACAAAAGCCGAATTAGCAGCGTTTCTTATTTTTAATAAATTTGTATCTGAATCAATATGTAGTTGGTAGGCAGCAAGATTAGCTGAACCAGATGGGTCTCCTGAGGCACTATTAACTGTTCTTAAAGATTCAAGGACATCTTTTATTGCTGTCCTTACTGCAAGCCCTGTTCCGTTAGCTGGACTAAAATTACTTGATGTTTCTTTGCCAGTAGAATTTACTCTTGCCATTTAATTAGCCTCCACGCCCATATCCTACCGCTGAATAGCTGAAATTTCTATCAACTGCGGCATTTGATGAATTTTTAAAAGTTATTCTGAAGCCGCTGCCAGTTATGTTTGTAATTTCAAAAAAATCACCACTAGCCATATTTTGTGCTGTGATACCGATACTTGGTGGAAATGCCGAAGTGCTTCCTCCTATCGCTGAAGTCCCCGAAAAAAATGGTGCTGCAAATGTGACATCTTTTGCCCCTGTCCCTGATGCAATAATTGATGTACTTTGTTCAACTCTTGACTCTAAAAAAGCATCAACTCCTAGTTCTTGTATTAATATATTTTCGTTTGTATCATCAGTATCTAATTCACATTTGAAATCAAAAGCTCTTGCCTTGAATGTACCACTTTGAAACTTATTAAAAGATCCAAAACTTGTTCCATCTGTGCTAGTTCTAACAAGCAAAGCCGCATTAACTTTTTCAGCAGCCGCCCCATCAAATGTAATTCTTGCGTCCACGCTTGGTATATCGTCAAATAAATCTGATACATTTGCTGAAGTATTAATAATATGAGATTTAATTTTTAAAGAAAAAGTAGCTCCAAGATCCAAAACATTTGCAAAATTATATGAACCAGATGCATTTGAAGCTGGATTTGTAAGTGTTAATTGATTTGAGCTAACAGTTGTATTTGTTTTTGTACCACTAAAAGCTGTTTGCTCTCTAATAGTTGGTAAAGCAAGTCTTTCTCTTAATGGTTGTGGACTTGAAAGTATTACTGATGCCTCGCCAGAACTAAAATTTCCCTTTAAATCACGAAATTTAAGAACATACTCCCCATCTTTTGCTGGAACAGTTGCCTCTGTAGATATTCCAGAAATTGCCTCGATAATATCAGTAGAATTTGCAAAAGTACCAGATCCGTCAACTCTTGGGCTGTGACGTATATAAACCTGTCCTCCGAACTTAACGTCAATAGAGGTAGTCTGTGTCCATCTGAGCCTTATTTGATCGTCATTAATAGGTTCAAAAGTAAGATTTTGAACATCCTCTGGAAGTGTTGAAAAAGCCTCTGCATTTAAAGATAAACTACTTGGATTTGCAGAAACCTCACCTAAGCCATTATATGTATATACTTTAAATTCATATAAACCCTCTTTAGTGTTTATTAGTTCTAAATTACTTGAAGTAGTTTCTATTTGTGTAAAATCACCATTGTTAAATCTATAGTAAACTCTATATTTTGATGCACCAGAAACATTTTGCCAATCAACAATAATTTTTGGAACTGCACGTTTATTTATTTCAACAATTTTTTCAGTGGCGGTCAATCCATTAGGCGGTGTTGCTGGAGCAGTGATAGTAGAAATTCTTTTTACTGGTAATGGAACTCCATCTTCAACTGAATCATATTTGTTATTATCATGGCTCAAACCTGTGATTGTAAAAGTTCTATTTTCATTTTCTTTGACAGTAATTACTCTCCAAGTCGTTGTTGATATACCAGTACTCTCAAGAATATAAATAGCATTTGAGTTTGGAACACTAGAAAAAGCTGAATTTATTGTTAAAACATTGTTATTTACATTAGTTATATTTTTTGTTTCAAAAGTGTTATCAGGCAACATTATTGAAATCGTTGGACTTAAATTTACATCAGGAATATCTGTATTTTCAAAATCATCAATAGTAACTGTTGTTCCACTAACACTTTTAATCCTTCCTCCTCTTCTTTCTCCCACTTTAAGAGAATCAGAAACTTCTATAATATCGCCACATCTTACACTAACTCCAGCATCAATCGTTGTAGTAAATGCAATCGTCTCTCCAGAGTTTTGTTCATTAAATAAAAACCATTTACCAAATCTTTGAGCTTGCCCCCTTGAAGTTGTACCAAATGCGTTTATATTTTTTGTCACGACTCCGTACTTTGCTTGAACTGATGCTTCTGCTTCCACAGTTTCTACATCAATATCTTGAGTCTCTAGATCAAAATAACTTACATTGATTACAGTATGTCTAGTTTTAAGACTTGAACCAGTGTATAGAAACCCTTCTTTCGTTACATTGGCATTAGTAAACAAAAATGTAGGTAATTTTGGAGAGTCTTGACTTATATTTATTGTCCCTGCATTGTAAAAAGGCATGGCTCTCATCACAGAACAAAGATCATTAACCATGTCAAATGCGGCCTGTTGCTGAGTGATATTTACGTTAAGTGAGAAGCGTGGCTCTTGACCACCTTTTCCATCATCTACCAACTCTCCACAATATTCACTAACAGTCTTAAAAGTAAATTTATCTAAACTTGTTTCTGGAATCTGACACCCATAACGGTCATTACTTAAAACGTCATACAATATCCAAGCTGGGTCTGTTGTCCATTCTTTATCTGTTTTAAAAGTTCCGTTAAATGTCCCAGAGTAGGTTATTCTTCCAGTTACAAGATCAACAGTTGCATTATGAGGAATTTTGACTTTAATTCCCCTAAGTCTAAATACTCTGTTTGGAACTCTTGGAAATTGTTCTGCTCCAAGTCTTAATGCTAAATGAGCAGTATTTGGATATGCATTTTGTTCAAAAATTATATCTGTCGCTGAATGAAAACTAAAAGCATTTACAAGGCTTGTATCAGTACTATCAGCAGTTACTCTTTCCAGTCTAATTTGCACAGGAAATGAAGTACCACTTGAAAATTTAACAAGATAATCTCTAAAGTAAGCATTTGAAGATCTTCCTTTTACTGTATCAGAGATAACTCTTGTGGTTGTTCCGTCATTTTCAATAGTTTTTATTTTAAGTTCAACCTGAGTTCCAGTAATATCTCCATCATCTTCAAATTTTTGTAAAGAATTAAATCTTACTGTTACTCTCACTGCATTAATATTAGTTTGAGTCACAGTATGAGTCACAGGGGTTGAAGTTGTTACTGTTGTTCCAATAGGGTTCTCGCTTTCAATATTTTTAATACCACTTATAAAAGTTTGATTTGCTGTCCCTAATCTAAAATCAAAACCAACATTTTTAAAATTGAAGTCAGTATCATTTGGGTTTTGTACTTTACTTAAAAATTGACTATCATTTAAGCCTGATGACACATTTAAGATAGGAGTCTTATTTAGAAAAATATCAGTCTTGCAAGCATTTTTATAAGCTGAATTTGTTGTAGCTATTCCTCTTTTGTGAGGTGTAGCAAATCCAGCAATAGTACCTTCTGAAATAACGTCCACGATAGTTATAAATTGTTTGCTAGATAAAGCATCAGACGGTAAATCAGGATTTGAAAGAGTGGTATTTTGGTCAAATTCTTTAATACTCATTAATTATTACCCTCGACTTGGACAGTATCAACACCATTAGAAACTGTTACAGAGCCAACCAAAATTTCTCCAAAAACTAAATTTATTGGAACACCAGCTTGACTGACGTTTGTAAGACCAGTAAATGAATAGTTTGCTGCAAAGGCTGAGGGATCTTGTCTGTCCATTTGGGATGTTGGACTTTGATTTGTTTTCCTCTGTGGTGTCAAAATATTATTAATTCCATTAAAAATCATTTGTGTTCCAATAGTTGATATGACTGTAGTTAAAAGTTTTGGTAAAACAACTTTTTTTGCTACAAATTTTAAAGCTGCTCCAATAATAAAACTAAAAAAATTGCCATGTGCAATAGGCACTATTTTTATCATTTGGTCAGTTTGAACATTTAATATATCTTTTGAAACTACTAAATCTCCACAAATAATTTGATATGGCTGTAAAGCCATGTGTTCTTGTATTCCTTTATAATTACAATTTAAAAAGCTTAAGGCTTCTAATGGACTATTAATATCTGCTTCCAAAATACTCTGTCCAACCATTTTTCTAAGCTTTCCGTAAAGTTTAATTTTTTTCATTTTTTTGGCTTTATACTAATAATACTTTCTGTTGATGGGTCAACAAGATAAAAGTCAACTTCTAAAAAATTACATGATGCAATATCTGTTTCACTAAATTGTAAATCTCCGTCTGGATGACTATGAATAATTCCAATAATTTCTCCTTCGTTTTCATCTGCAATATCTTCATATTTAACCCAATCTAATGGGTCAATAACAAAACTTGTCTCAGGTTCTTCATAAGCTAAATTTTTGCAAGGCCCATATTTTATCTCTTTTTTATTTGTGTATAAAAGCCCACAACATTCATTTGGCTTACAATCCGAAGCGTGTTTAAAAGCATCTTTTTTCCATTGTTCCATATTATCTATTTAAAAAAGAATTAACTGCTGGAAAGTCTTTTCTTGTAATTTGTCTTGCTGGGATTTTTTTATTTTCAGTGTCAAGATTTGATACTAATTCAAACCCTACCGCTTCTCTATCTTCATTCATTTTTCTATCAATAAAAAATATTTCTTGCGGCAACTCATTTGAATTTGGTGTGCCAAAAGGATTACTTCCACTTAAAAAATTAGCATTATCTAAACTACTTGCAAGGACTGATAATCTTGTAAGTTTTGCATTTAATAAATCATTATTTGGAGTTGTCAAATTAACAATAATCATTAAATCTGTAACTGAAATGACTACATTGTTTCTAGTTATACCCCCAAGATTACTCATAACTAATTGAGGTCTGGGGATTGATCCAGTTCCTGTAAACTCAAACCCATCAGCAGAAATTGGAAACCTTTGATATGTTTCACCCTGCCATATTATGTCTGAATTACTATTCATACTTGTTCCAGCATGAAATCTAAAAACGGTCGGCACTGAATCTGGATTTCCTGTAGCAAAATGCATACCCTCTATTAGTTGGAGCTTAAAAAGTTCTATAATTGAACTCGGATTTAATGATTGTAATTCAGATGTAGGTATTGCCATTATGGTTCTGCTACTTGTTGAAAGCTTAGATTCATTATCACTCGATTTGAAAGTATTGCTGTTCTAGTTCTGCTAGTGCAAACAAACTTTAATGCTGATGAGTGATGTGGTGGAGTAAAGTCAAAACTCGCTTGATCGTCAAATCTTGAATCAAGGAAAGTGTCAATAGTTGCAGCGTCTGTTGTAGAAATATTAAATGTTAAGTTCAGAGAAATTAATCTTTTATTGGCTGGCAAACCAAAAACTAAACGCTGCTGAAATCCGTCACCAAGTTCTACAACTAAATTGTCTTGTTTTACAGTTTCTTGGGTTGAATATTGAGGGCTTATAGAGGGGAATGTTGCCATTATGCTAATAAACCTCCCGCACGTTTTTGTTTAACTAACTCTGATTGTATCGCAACCGCTATTTGCTGCCCAAGTTGATTGCCTTCAGCGTCTTGACCCTGCACTGAAGAGCCTTTTGCATCCACATTAACAGTAATCACATTTGTAACAGAATCACCACCAAATCCACCGTTAGGAATAATTGTGCCTTTTGTCGTGGGAACAAATAGCTCAGGCCCACGCTCACCAACTACTGAAATTTTATTCACAGGTGGTTGACCACCGTTTGCAAACAGTCCTCCAATTAGTCCACCAAGAAATCCTCCTAAACCTTTTTTCTCTCCACCAGTAGATCCCGCACCAAAAGCCTCTCCAAAGCCACCAATAAGCTTATCTATTTGAGCATCAAGTATTTTGTCTCTGATACGGTTTAATACATTTGTCATAGCCTCTCCAAATGTTTTCGCTCCAGTAATTGCGTCCCTAAGATTATTTTTAATACTTCCTTCAATTTCTTCACCAACAGCAGCCATCTTTTCTTTCAATTTATCTGTTTCTTCCTGTTGTTTTTTCAAAGATTCTTCAATTTTTTTATTTTCTTCATTTTGCTTTTCTTTTTCCTCAGTAATTTCTTGTTCTTTTTTAAGTGTTTTGTCTCTTGTTTCTAACAATTCAAGTGCTTTCTGTGCCTCTTCAAGTTTTCTTGCTGCCCCTCTTTTTGCGTTTCCTCTAGCTTTTTCCATCTTTTTTTCTAATTCTTCAACTATTTTTTTTTGTTTTTCTAAAGCTTCTGTAACTTCTTTTTCTCCACCTTCACTAACTAAATCTTGAAATTCTTTTGCTTTTCTTCTAGCCCTCATAAATGCAGTTGCTAAAGCTCCAACACCAACAACAAGCAAACCTATTCCAGTTGTTGCCATAGCTATTTTCAAAGCACCAAGAGCAAGAGTTGTCTTTCCTATTCCACCAGCGGCCAACAGTGCAGATGCTTGTAAAGCAGTAAGACCTCCTGATGTTATAAGGCTTTGGACACCTACTGCATTAACAGCAATTAACAAAGCTTTAAATGCTCCTGTTGCAATCGGTATAGCTATGCCCAACAATTTAACAGCTACAGCTATTTTTGTTATTAATATTGCTGCTTGACCTTGATCTGTAGAAACAAATTCAGTAATACCATTAATAAAATTAGTAAGCAATTTAGTCACACCTTCAACTGCTGGTCTTAACTCAGCACCAAAAGCGATAGAAAGATCTTGTGTAGCATTACTAAAGTTTTTAAATACTTGAGTAGGATCGTTTTTCAATAAATCTTTCAAAAAGCCACTTCCTTCAGTGCCAACCCTTGCTAAGGCTCTTAAAACAACATCACTTGTTAATTCTCCATCAGCAGCTAATTTTTTAAGTTCTCCTATAGTCACTCCTAATTCATCAGCTATTGGAGCAAGAACTGTCGGCACTTGTTCAGAAACACTTCTAAACTCATCACCAGCAAGCCTTCCTGAGCCAAGAGCTTGAGCTAATTGCCTAAATGCATTAGATGATTCCTGTGCAGATGATCCAGCTAATTTTGCCGCTGTATTAAATCCAAAAAAAACAGTTTTAATATCTTCGACTCCTGTACCAAGTGGAGCTAATCTAGCTGTAATATCTGTGACTCCTTCGAGAGCTTCAATCGTGCTTAGTCCAAAAGCTTTTTGGGCATCTTTAGCAATTTGTAAGGATTTAGCAAAAGAGCCATTTTCTTTTGTAAGTAAACCTAGTCTTACTTTTAATTTATCAAATGTAGCGGATGCGTTTACCGCTTGCCTTGCCACTATTGTTAAACCGATTCCACCTATAGCAGTTCTTAGTCCACCAAATGCACTTTGTAATTTATTTGTCTGAGCCTGTACACCATTTAAGGCTCTAGTCGCACCGCTAGCATCAACTTTTAACCTAACGACTGACTCTGCCACAAATAAAAAGAATCTTTATTATATATTACCTTGAATTACGTTTTTGTCGTTGCATAGCTTTTTTTTCTTCGTCAGCTTTTATTTCATAATATCCAGCCCAATAGATAAGCTCTGCCTCAGTCATGTTGAGTCTCAGTTCTTGAACTGTTTTGCCGAGTTCTGTTGCTAGGAAAAACTCAAATCTAAGCCAAGCATCCCCGCTTATTCTTTTTTTGCTGTATTTATATCTAGTTCAATATCATTTAAAAAAAGTTCTAATTCATTCAAAACTTTTTCTGGTAATTGTCTTTGCAATATTGGGGCATCTGACATATCAAAAGCTAAAGTCCCATCCTCTTTTTCTGCCATTTGACAAAGAAGTTGAGTTGATATAACTAAAGCATCAGCATTAGCACCCGCTAGCTGTTGTGCTTTGACTCTTGCATATCTAGTAATAGGTTTAAAGTACAAAGTCATTATGACTTCATCTTTTGAGTTTTTTACATCAAATTTTCTTCTTGTGACCATTTCATCTTGAAATGCTCCAAGTAATATGTCTGCTGATCTTTGAGTTGCCATAAATAAATGCGAAGAATTTTACTTTTTAGATTGCTGAGGTAATTGTGCCAGATGGCTTAAATGTAATGCTAATTGTGTTTACGTCACCTATAGAGGAACTCTGTTCAAAGTTAGTAATTAAACCGCTGAAGCTTATTTTTTTAGTTCCGCTTGCACTATCAGGGAAAAGCTCAAAAGATGCTGTTCCAGCGTCACCAGTAGTTAATACACCATCAACAAAAGTAGCTGTCTCGCCAGATGCCGCAGCGTCATAGACTAACTCAGCAGTTCCCTCACCTTCTATAAGCCCACCAACAAATGATTTAAAAGTATCACCTTGCACAGTAGTCTCTTGTGTATCTTTAGTAATAGACATAGACCAAGATCTAGTGCCTAGTACTGGGTTTACTGAAGAGCCGCCATCATCAAATTTGACTTGCCCGACATCACCTTTTACAGCAGCCATAACAATAAAAAATAAATATTTATAATTATATTACCCTTTTTTTGGGTTTTTTACAGCTTTTGCCTCTGCTTTTTGCTTTTCCATATATCGTCTGCATTGTGGATCCCAGTATTGTGGTTCTCTTCTCCCTTTTACTGCTTCAATAGCATCCAGCATTTCTTCTGTAATTTCAATCATGGTGTAAGTGCTTCATATAATTCAAATGTTATTCTAATCTGCGTTTGAAATTTACCTTCTGGATTGCTTTGAAATATTTCTGGCCCTATTGGTGCATCAAATCTTACATCAGATACTGTAATTCTGTTGAATAAATTTCTTAATCTTTTGCATATAGCAAAGTTAGCCCCTGCCCCTAATCCTTGCTTTGTATAAATATTGAAAATAATAAGACCAACAACAAGATTTGTAGCACTGGTGCTTGTTCCTTGTGTAAGGTATTCACTTGATCCAAAGCTAGTGATACATTGTATATATTGGTCAACATTAGAGGCATCAAAGGGAATATTATTGAAAACTAAAGGTATTGATGGCCCTATTCTAAACTCATCATTTAATCGTGACTCAATAGTTGCCCTTACTGTGTTTAAATCAGTAGCTGCCATTTATATGCTCCTAATTATATTTTGATATTCTTTTCTCGCATATTGTTCAAGCTCTTTACCAATAAGTTCTGGAAAGCCAGCAACTGTGTTTTGTCTTGTCCTATATTGGCCACCCCATGATGGTGGTAGGTTTACACCAAAACAAACTGGCTCTGCATATACGACATTATTTATAATTGTGCCTTCAAATGATTTGATCTGCGTCTGCCATGCAGCCCTTAATCTGCCTGTATCAACTGGAGTAGCTATCTTTACTCTTGCAGTCCATTCAAGCGTAGTCGCAGACACTAAATCTTCAACTGCTTCTCTCATAACACCAGATATTTGATTTAATTCAATCTTTCTAGTCATATTTACCTCAAGAATAGATCAAAACTTAAAGCTGTATTACCCTGCTCATTAGTATTAATTTGTATTATTTTATATTCTGTTCCACTTATAACAACTCGATCAAATGTTGTTGGAATAAAACTTATATCACCAGCAGATATAGTGAGTCGTTTGTCCTGACTAGAAACTAAGTCAGTCACCTCAGATCTTATTACGTTGCTCACAACACCCTTTATAGTCACATCAGATTTAACTTCACTTATACTGCCACTGGTAGAATTATAGATGCCTGTAGTGACTCTCCTATAAGTAACAGTTCCACCAACAGCCCGCGTGCCTGAGCTAATGCCCTTAATAATTCCTTTTGCAATGCTCATAATCTATAAGCTATAACAGTACCGCTAGATAGTGTCACTCCTGTTATTACTCCGCAGATTTCACCTGTTGCATCAAGGTTTATTGCTGTTAAATCACCATCTATATTTTCAGCAACTATTGTTGCTATTACAGCATCATTCAAGGCTACGATCTTACCAAATCTACCTGTTACTGCACTTGTGTCATTAATTATTGTTGCTGCTGGGTATTCGTATGCCATTTGTTAAGACCTCATAATTGGTAAGTTTGCTGTTCCACCCATTCTAATGCCATTTAAGTAATGATCCACAATTGGGGGGATGCGATCAATACCAACTCGGCCATAAAAGTTAGGAGTTAAATTTATATTACCAATATTCAAAGACTGAAAATCTTCCAATCCACTTAAACCTAATCCATCTTTATTATTGTTTAAATAAACTGCTAAATGTATTTGAGCATGTTTTACTCTGTCTGGTATTTCTGTATCTGTGTAATAATCATCAACAATTCTATAAGGAAAGCTAAGAGAATATAAATGATTGTATTGGTCAGGAACACGAACACCGCTTCGTGGCCACTGTAATGCCTGTGTCTTATTTACCCTAGATCCTAAAAAGTTTTCACGATCAATCCTCTGAGTGCTAGTAAATAAAGCCCTATTTTTTTGGTCGTCAGTACTATTTCCCCAAGCTACTACATCATCAGACTCAGTTAGCCCATCTATAAATGCTTGTGCCTGTGTCAGAGTGACATAGCTATTGGCTGATGCGCTACCGACTGTCGCTACTATTGAGATTGCCATTTTTCTTTGCTTTTGGCTTTGGTTTTCTTACAGGAGTAACAGAGGCCGCTTTTTGTTTAGCAGCCTCACGTTCTCTTAATCGCCTAAATGTTGCGATTCCCATT